CAAAATATCAGATACTCAAGCTACCGTAGATTTCGGAAATGGAGATGTATACGGAATAGCACATAGTAGAATTAAAGGTAGTGAAATAGTAAAAGAAGCTGGACCTGGATTTGCTCACGATTGTGCTGCTAAAGTAGTACATGAGAAATACGGGAAAGGTGATTGTATACCAGAAAAACACACTTTAGTAAAAGAAGGAGAGAAACATGTAGTTACTCATTACGACGTTTTATTTGAAAGCGGCAAAACAGTAGAAGATATACCAGTTAGTGAATTAGAGATTAAAACATCTAATGAACACTGGCATAAAGGATATAAAAAGAAAAAGAAGTAAGATGAACAAAGCTAAATTAGAAAATATTATTCTAGAGGCGTACGAAGAAGTTCTTAAAGAGAGTCTATTAGACGAATTAGAGGATTATGATAAAGATGAAAAGTCTGATAACCCTGGTTTAAGTAAACCTGAATATAATGTAGACGATAAAGATCATTTTATATCTCAAGATCAAATCAGACCAATGATAGCTCAGAATGAAGCTGAAGGTGATGAAGAACCAACACCAGAAGAAACTCCTGACATGGATGCTCCTGAAGAAACTGTATTAGAAGATGCTACTGATAAAATATTAGGTAAGTTTCCTACAGTTAAAGCAGCTATTATAAAATTACAAACAGAAGACTTTAAAGACTTTGTAGAGAGTATTGACTGGGTATCACCTCGTCCTAGCTCTTTTAGAGTTAACTTAAAGAACGGCCAAGACTATATCTTAAAATGGATGGGCGAAGGCTTTCAAGCAACTATACTAGGTAAAAGGTATTACCTAAGTAACATATCAGAATACCAACAAGCATTAGATAAATTAGAAGTACTATACAGAGAAGCACCAATGAGCGGAGCAGGTGAAGGAGAACCAGCAGACATTGACACCGGCGGCGGTGGTGGAGGTGGAGGCGACTTTCCCGGTGATGAAGGAGGAGCAGATACAGGAGGAGATGACCTCGGAGGTGATGATTTAGGAGCAGATGACGTAGGTGGAGCTGATTTATCTGATGAACCTGTAGACTTCGAAGCAGGTGAAGAACCAGACGCATAATATGAACGTAGTAAATAAACTATATACTGAATGGGCATGGAGATCTAAAACAGGTACTCCCTCAATGGATAGTAAAGAAGATAAAACTGTATTAGGTCTGTTACTTTTAGAGTTAATAGACACAGACGGTGAAGTTTCAAAAGATGAATTGATTAAAACTATCCAAAATGGTGAATTTACTCCCGAACAACTTAAAGGAATACTCAATCGAGTTTCATCTATAGCGTACAGGGATGATATTATGAACCATCTTAACTCAAAAGGAAAAGCTATATCAGCAATATCAAAGTACATATACAATGAATTGATAGATAACGGAGATATACAAAACTATCACGCTCTATTAAATAAACTCCCAAACTACGAATCACTTGGTAAATCAGGAAACCTATATAAAATGTTTGCTGGCAAATTTTCACAAGAAACTTTAAAATACTTGATGGATAAAAAGCCATCCATGGGAAATGTAGCAACAGGGAAAGGAGAAATATATCTTGGCACTTTAATTTCTGATGTAAAAACAGATGCTCCACATGGAGATATAACAGGAGGAGGTAAAACTATAGAAGTAAAAAATAGTGCTGCAAGACCTGCTGGTCAAAAAGTACCTTTTAGTAAAAATGCAAACTTTGTATTCACAAAATATTTTGTAGAAAAAGTAAATAACCTACTCAGCACTCCCATTAATGTATCTTCAGTATCTGGGAAAAGAGTATTTCATAGAATTAATTTAGTTTTAGATTATGCTATGAAAGAAAATCCTGAACTTATAGACAAGGTAATAGAAGTAGCAGATGAAGCAATAAATAGAGTATTCGTAGGTGTAGATTTATCTGGCTTGCAATTAAAAAATTTTAAAGAAGGTAACAGCATTAATGCAGATGGGTATGAATTAGAATTTTGCAAACGTTTTGTAAAGTTATATATAGAATCAGAAAAATTCGATGAAATATTATTTCTCAATGATAAATCTGGTAATTTTATTAAAATACCTTCCACTACTATCATAGGATTACTTGGAAACAGTATAAAAATAAATATGAAAGACGGACACCCTCAATGGTCCTATGCTTTCTAAATAGTTATGGCACAAAATATTAAAAAGATAGTAGCACAAGAATACTTAAAGTGCGCTAGAGATCCTATCTACTTCATGAAGAAGTACTGTTATATACAGCACCCTACTCGTGGACGTATTCTTTTTAACTTATATCCATTTCAGGAAAAAGTATTAGAACACTTCAAAGACCAACAATACTTAATTACTCTTAAATCAAGACAGCTAGGAATATCTACCTTATCTTCAGCATACAGTCTCTGGTTAATGATATTTCATAAAGATAAAAACGTTTTAGCATTAGCAACCACTCAAGCTACTGCTCGTAACTTGGTAACAAAGGTTATCTTTATGTATGACCAACTACCAAAGTGGCTAAGATTGAGATCAGTAGAAAAGAATAAACTATCTTTAAGACTTAAGAACGGCTCTAAGATACAAGCTAAGTCTTCTAACGCTGATGCTGCTAGATCGGAAGCGGTATCTTTGCTAGTAATAGATGAAGCTGCTTTCATTGATAACATTGAAGAAACATTTGCTGCTGCACAACAAACACTAGCAACTGGTGGACAATGTATGGCTTTATCTACTCCTAACGGTATAGGTAACTGGTTCCATCAAACATGGGAAAAAGCCGAAACAGGAGAGAATAGTTTCTTACCTATAAAACTACCATGGACAGTACATCCGGAAAGAAACGAAGAGTGGAGACAACAACAAGATAGAGATTTAGGACCTAGAATGGCAGGACAGGAATGTGACTGTGACTTCTTATCCTCAGGTGATACAGTATTTGAACCAGAAGATATGACCTTCTATGATGAGACTTATCAAAAAGATCCTATGGAGAAAAGAGGAGTTGATAGTAATTTATGGATATGGGAAGGAGTTGACTATAGTAAATCGTATATGGTTGTAGCGGATGTAGCGAGAGGAGATGCTACGGATTACTCAGCATTCCATATATTTGATATAGAAGAATGTAATCAAGTAGGAGAATATAAAGGTAAGATATCACCTAAAGATTTTGGAAATATACTAGTAGGAGTAGCAGCTGAGTATAATGATGCACTTTTAGTAGTAGAAAACGCAAATATTGGTTGGGCTACCATTGAACAAATAATGGAAAGAGAATATAGAAACCTATATTACAGTCCAACTAACAATAGAGACACTGTAGAATCGTATATGACTAAGTTTGAAAGAGATAAACTTGTTCCTGGTTTTACTATGTCATCTAAAACTAGACCACTAGTTATAGCTAAGATGATCGAATACGTTAGAGATAAAGGTGTTTTGATTCAATCTAAGAGACTATTAAGTGAGATGAGAGTATTCATATGGAAAAATGGAAAGGCTCAAGCACAAGATAGATATAATGATGACTTAATAATGTGTTTCGGTACAGCTTTATATGTAAGAGATACTGCTTTAAGACTCAGACAACAAGGTATGGACCTAGCAAGAGCTTCATTATCTTCTTTTTCTAACCTTAATTCTAGAAACCAAGCTGTGATGAAAGTTGGAAAGCCGACAGATAATCCGTATCTTATAAAGACACCTGGAGGCGAAGAAGATATCTCCTGGTTATTAAAATAGACTATTTATTAAAAACGTACATTAATGGCGGACAAATCCTTATTTGGCAGACTACGAAGATTATTTTCTAACGATATAGTTGTTAGAAATGTAGGCGGTAGAGAGCTAAAGATAGCTGATGTAAATCAGATACAGACAACTGGTAGATACCAAACTAACTCTTTAGTAGATAGATTTAGTAGACTTTATATCTATAACAACAAGAATATTTTTAACCCTAATCTTAACTATCAAACGTTAAGAATACAATTATACTCAGATTATGAGGCAATGGACACTGATCCATTAATTGCTTCTACTCTAGATATTATAGCTGATGAAGCTACAGTTAAGAATGATCAAGGAGAGATTCTACAAATTCAATCCTCTGACGAAAACATACAAAGAGTACTATATAATTTATTTTATGACGTTCTAAACATAGAATTTAACCTATGGTCATGGACACGTCAAATGTGTAAGTATGGAGACTTTTTCTTGAAATTAGAGATATCTGAAAAATTCGGTATCTATAATGTACTACCTTATACTGTATATCATATGGTAAGAAGAGAAGGTGAAGATCCTGAGAATCCTGCAAAAGTAATATTTCAATTAGATCCTGATGGATTAGCTTCTTCTCAACACCCTAACTACTTACCAAAGAGAAAGAACGATAGAAGAGTAGTTGACTTTGATAATTACGAAGTTGCTCACTTTAGATTAATTTCAGATACTGCTTACTTACCTTACGGTAGATCTTATATAGAACCTGCTAGAAAGATTTTCAAGCAAGTAACATTAATGGAAGATGCGATGTTAATTCATCGTATAATGAGAGCACCTGAGAAAAGAATGTTCTATATTAATGTAGGTAATGTACCACCTAATGAAGTAGAGCAATTCATGCAAAAGACCATGAATCAGATGAAAAAGACTCCATATGTAGGAGAAGATGGTCAATACAACTTACGTTTCAATATGCAGAATATGATGGAAGATTTCTATCTACCTGTAAGAGGAGGTGATACTTCTACTAGAATTGAAACTACTAAGGGATTAGATTATGACGGTACAAATGACGTTGATTACCTATTAAAGAAGATGTTTGCAGCTCTTAAGGTTCCAAAAGCATACTTTGGATACGAAGGAGAATTATCAGGTAAAGCTACATTAGCAGCAGAAGACATTAGATTTGCTAGAACAGTAGAAAGAATACAAAAGATAATGGAATCAGAGTTAACTAAGATTGCTCTAGTTCATTTATACTCTCAAGGATTCTCTGGTGAAAGCTTAACTAACTTCGAAATTAAGTTAACTACACCTTCAATTATATTTGAACAAGAAAAAATAGCTTTACTTAAAGAAAAGGTAGATTTAGCTGCTCAAATGCAAGACTCTAAGCTTTTCTCTTCAGATTACATATATGAAAAGATATTTGATTTATCAGAAGACAAGTATATGGAAATGAGAGACCTAGTTAGAGAAGATTCTAAAAGAGCATTTAGAATAGCTCAAATAGAAGGGGAAGGTAATGATCCTGCTAAGTCTGGTGCTACTTACGGTACACCACACGATTTAGCTTCTATGTACGGTAGAAGAGCTACTCCAACAGCAAAAGGTGCTGGACAAGACGAAGTACCTCAAGGGTATGAAGAAGCACCTAAATGGGGAGAACCTGGACCAGAAGGTGGAAGACCAACAGAAAAAGCATCTATATATGGAACTAACGATGCAATAGGAGGTCGTGATCCTCTAGGAGTACATGGAATGCACGGTGGATTTGACTCCGATAATGATAAAGTAGCTGAAAATGTAAAAACAAACACAGTCTACCTTAGAAACAAAGAACTCTTTAAAGATATTGTATTTAAAAAATCTTCTGCTAAAGAAGCAAAGATGTTAAGCGAAGACAATATTAAAGATTTAGAGAATTAATACATATTTATATATAGTAAACGTATACAATGAGGATAAAACATTCAAAGTATCGCAATACTGGTTTGATATATGAGCTGCTTGTAAAGCAAATCGCAGCAGACGTACTTGAAAATAAAGAGTCAAGTGCTATTCAAATATTAAAAAAGTACTATAGCGGTAAAACTACTCTAGCTAAAGAATACAAGCTATACGAATTTGTAGTTAAAAACAATTCT